AGCTTCGTGAATCGCTAACAAGGCTTGTGCCTGTGCTATCTGATTCCGTAACTCAACCGTTTTCAGCAGTTGTTCTTGCTGGCGTTGAAGATTGATAATGGTCGCATTGAGTTTCTTAAGGTCAATTGACGGTTTATCAATCTTAACTTCTGAAACGGATTCTACTTTAGTTACTTTAACTTGTAAAACTGGTTTTGGATCTATTAAGTCAGCAATTTGTTGCTTGCGTAGTAATGACTTAGTTTTTCTAGCTTGTATCTTGTCGGCTTCTGCTTGAGCTATTTTCTTCTGTAGTTTTTTGTAACGCTTGTACTCATCTTTTGTAAAGCCATCATGAGTATCTACGGTGACTTCCCCACCAGTGACTGTACCTACTAAATTGGCTGTATCGTTCTGATCTACTGCATAAATAACACCAGTTACTGGGTCTACTTGAAACCCAGAGTTCTGGAAAGCATTAGACTGAAACGCTGTGGTCATTACGCGCCCCAGATAGCTACAGTTGTAATGGTCAAAGTATCAGTTGTTGCGTCAGTTGTTAGGGTTACGCCAGCACCAGCAGCCATGGTCAATGTGTCGTTATTGCTGTCAGCCACAATAGTTGATTGACCAGCTACGGCCACATTTTTAAATATGTTTTGTGAGCTACCTGTATCAGTATTGGTGACGGTAAAGTTAGGATAAGTTCCGCTTGTAGATATACCTGTACCGCCTGTAATGCTTACGGTTTGGTCTGGCGCTGAGTTTGTTACAGTGACAACATCATTGCCTTGAGTTACAGACATTCCTGTGCCAGCAGTTACTCTAGTCTGAAATGAAATTCTAACAGTCAATATGCCAGAACCGCCTGATCCTGATTTGGCTACAGCAGCAGCAATAACAATTGGGCCACTTGTTGGGAATGTCTTTGTAAACCCACCAGTTACGGCAGAGTTGTAATAAAGAATGTCACCGTCTAAGAATGCAGATGTATCAACACCTTTTAGTGAGCCTGTGTTTTGAATCAAGCCAAATGCGTTATTAGCAATATTTTCGGCAGCAACACCAATAATCGCTTCAGCAAATGGGATGGCAGTAGCTGGAGCAGCAGTTAATACGCCACTTGACCCAACCGCACCAGTAAACATGACTAACTGACCTTTGGTGATAGTTGCACTAGCCTTTACATAGAAAAATGTATCTTCGCCAATGTGCTGCACGACATTACCGCCAATCATGCCTAAACCAAGCGTGTCGTTACCGTTCCATCCTAGTTGGCCAGCACCTAAAGCTGTTGCATAGGTAGTGTCAAAGTCTAAGTAATCTAGATTATTGATTACAGTTGCGCCATCAATAACGCCTGTATCGCTAAGTGTTACTACTGAGTTCTGAATAAGCTTGCCAGTAGTCGTATCATATCTGGCCAATGCGTTATCTGTGGCAGAAGCTGGGCCAACCACATCACCACCCAAAGATGGGCTTGAATTGGTGATCACGCCAGTAGTGTTATCGTAGCTAATGCCTGTACCAGCGCTCAAAGATTGTCTTGCTCTGGCTTGGGTAAAGTATTCGTTTGTGCCTTCAGCAATGTTTGTAGTGGTAAGCACTACAGTGCCAACTTGGCCGTTTACAGATGTCACCGCATCGGTATTGTCTACTTTTTGCCATACAGAGCCGTTGTAAATAGCCCAATCGCCTACTTTCCAATCGGTAATACCGTTTAGGTTTGTAGATCCAGCAACATCAACAACATAGTAATAACCCTGAGTACCTACGCTAGATGTCAAAGTTGGCGTATTTGTACTGGCGTTCCATGTGCCTTGATAGTTTAGATCACCTTGCAATGGGATCTGGCTTGTTGGTACTTTACCGCCAGCGTCTAAAGTTGCAACACCCAATGGCTGCGCTTTTTCGCTAGTAGGTATGTAACCGCTAACCGTTGTACCGCTGATTGATCCACCAGTAATGCTTACATTATTGGCGTTTTGTTCGGCCATTGAGCCTAAGCCTGTAAGAGTATGGTCTGCGTTCCAATCCGATGGGCGTACTAAGTCGGTATCTGAAGTATCAGGTACGGTGCTAACTTTGGTGTGTTTGACTGTAATGGCCATTATTGATTATTCCTAATGATAGTACCGCCAGTGATATTGACCGATTGCGTAATATTGATGTTGGTCGTATCTAGGTTCAAATCTGCACCTGTTACGCCTACTGATCCATCCATAACCACGCTTGTATTATCGGATTTAAAGACTCTAAAGAAGCTTGCTACCCCAGTGGCTACTGCAACACCAGTATTGACCGTTCCAAGTGTCAAAGTGCCATTGGTATCTGTACCAAAAGCACCTGATAACACGCATGAAACTAGCAAAGTCTGAGTTGTAATACCTGTATTGGCATTAGCTGGCGCAGAGCCTTGGTAAATGTTAATGATGGCATTGTTTCCAGCGTAAGTAATCAACGCTTCGTTCTGAGCGTGACGCAATGCGTTGGAATACTTTAAAGCGCTCATTGAACACCTATAATTTTACCGTCTGCTCCGCGAATAACCTGTTTAGGCCTGTTTTGGTTTTGGTTAATGTTTTCAGCTAACTGTGCAATCATGTCAGCGGTCTGTTGATTACCTTGCTGGATAGCATTAGCGATAGGGGCAAGTGGATGTTCCATAGCTTTAGCCATATCTTCGTCTAAGTCGTATTGCTGCGGTAAGCCTTCACCACCGTTTACGCCAGCAGAAATCTGGGCTACTTCAACTTTTGCACCGTTGTTCACATAAGCCAATAACAACTGAGTATTACGCTCAGTCATCATCTTCATTTGTGCCATTTTCATTTCCATCTCACGCTCTGCTGCATCTCTTTGCATTTCCATCTGCATGCGGACTTGAGTTTCTTGAGATTGGTACTCTTGTTTAGCGCGTTCCATCTCAATATTGGCTTGCATCTTCTGTTGCTCAAGCTGAGATTGGAATTGCATCTTTTGTTGCTCCAACTGAGCTTGCATCTGTAGCTTCTGGATCTCTGGGCTTGGCTGTTTAGGCTGGCCTTCTTGCATCTTGGCTTGTTCGCGGAATTTATCAGCGGTTTCGTCAATCAAACCTTCAATTTGCTTACCAGCTTTGAACGCAGTTACGCCAAATTTAAGCATTTCCATGAATAAAGGTACGAGTTCTGGTACGGCTTGGCCTACAGGCAAGGCAGTTTGTACAAATTGGCTAACCGCAGTCAAAAACTCTACGCGGTTCTGCTTTTCTTGCTGCTCATCCTGATAAATCATTGAATCGCTAGTGACTTCAATGCGGAAGTTCTTAGCTGATTCTGACTTTAATAACTCTAAAGCTTGCGGTACAAGCGCTTTGTCGTTGTCTGTTAGCTGATCTGCACCAGAAATCTTTAGGATAGTTTCATCGCTAAAGTGATTGCAGATAATCTGGGCCTTGATGTTAAGCAACATGGTGGCAAACTGCACCACATGGTTTTGCATGGTCTTAAGACGGCCAGCAGCGTTGTTGCTCTTAATGATCTGAGCGCCCAATGTTTCATTAGGATCAGTTTGGCCACGCTGAATGTCAGCGATACCCATGATTTCATAGATTTGACCCTTAACTTGCTCCATTGCTTGGTAGCAAGACATCAAAGCGTTGGCAAATGGGGCAATATCCACTAAATCAATAGCGCCCTTCATGCCTTGCTTCTCAGCAAAAGCCATCCAGTTATGAACTGGAATCAATGTATTGTTCTCTCCCTCAGAGAATAAGCGCTGCAACTCGCTAGATGATGCGTCATAAACACCGCGAACCTTCAATGCGTTGATTAGGCCATCTATACGGTCTGCCAATGTGTCAAGCTCTTTGGCCTGATCCTGATACATCACGAAATCAGGGATTGGTTCTAGGTTTTCTGTAGTTAGATTGCTATAAAGTGGCTTTGGGCATGGCCAGAAGTTCTCAAGTTGTAGCGGATCTGGGCGCTCATCTAGGATTTTCCCTAATGATTTGCTGATCCAGAGCGCTGTACCTGTTTCTTTATCCCAAATTTCATAGATTACGGCTTGTTGTGCAGCATCTTGTTGGTGTGCGTAAGTCTTTCCATCGCTAGGCGTTGAATCTAATGGGATCTGATAGCCAAGCTCTTCGCCAAAACGCTCAACTAGAGCATCGCGGTTCATGTAAACCTTGCGCCATACCGCAGTTACTTCTTCCCATGTTCTGGCTACTGAGTGGCCAAAGTCACGCCAATGAACATAATCAATTGGTGCGCACTCGTACTCAATGCGTTCTTGGCTTTCGTTCTCTAATCCTTCGGTTGATTCGTCTGCTTCGTCAATATCTTCTGTAACTTGTACGCCATCTTCTGGCATACCTTTTTCACCAGCAACAATGTGCGGTTCATAACGAACCCAAGCTGTACCACGACCACCAATCATGCGGTCAAATACGGCTGAGTCCATAGCGGACTTGTAATCAGTGTAGTGTTCTAGCTCATACTCAAGGGCGCGCTCAAGCATCATAGAAGCAACGCGACCAATAGGATCATTGTCGCGGAATCTACGGCTTACATCTGGTCTTGGTAGTCGTGCAAAGATGGCTGGAATAACCGTCTGCACATTGGAATATAGGATATTGAATCTAGCGTTAGGATTGTTCTGAGTCCTAGAATCGTCACGGTATCGTTTGAGAATCTTATCTGCTCGGCCTTCCCACTTCTTGTAGGTGCGCTCATAAGAACCAATGGTGTTATACCATTTCTCATAGGTGTGTTTTGACGAATTTTCCATGCTTATATTCTTCCGCTAGGTTTTGGGGCTTGAGTTTTCCACAAATCATTGAGTGTGGTTTCATTCTTACCTACTACAATACCCCTGATAGAGTGGTCTTTCGGAGTCGTTTTATCTTCTTCTTTCCATGCAATTGCAAGCATACGGAAAGCATCTGCACCGTGAGAAGTCCAATCATGTTTAGGTTTATCCCTAAATACCTTCTTGTCCTCATCGTATTCACGCTGATACTGCCGTAAGCACTCTATACCGTCATGACATCTATCTGCATCAAACCAGCTTCGCATTAATGCAAGTCTAGTGGCTTGAATACCGTCTTGAAGCGATAAGCTTGGCACTATTTTAAGCGATTCTATAGGAATTTTGCTAGCTATTTGTTCAATAATTGATTTTCCACCGCTTGCTAGTGTTTTTGCTCTGGCATCATGGGGTAAGTAATGCTTGCCGTACTTCCATTTATTCTCTTGGCGCTTGGATTCCAATAGATCAGTGTAGTAACTGACTTGATGGCCGTTAGAGCTATGGTAGTCCAATATCCTAATCTCTCCGTAGATCACTTGATAGAACCAAAGTGCCGTATCGTCTGAGTAACCTAAGTCCCATGCCGTATTGACTGGGAATAGTGGATCAGCTTCTACCGTAGTGATGCGCTTGGCATCGGTAAGGACTCGCATCTCTTTACCGTAGTAAGCGCCCATAATGGCAGCTTCAAAGCTACATTCAAACTCTTGTTCATACTGATCTGGTGACATAGAAGCTTGAGCATCTTCTAGTTCTGATTGGGGTAATAGACCCGTTTGGCTAGCTCTTAGTGTTTTAGCAAACCAGCGACTATCCTTCGTAGCGTTTGTATATACATCGTAAAAGGCATTATGTCCTTTAGGAGTACCAATAAACACAGCCCAGCCCATGCGGTCAGCAAGCAAAGGGCGAATAATCTCTCCCCACATCCTTGGTCGCATGTCTGCGTACTCATCCAGTACCACTCCATCAAGATACAAACCCCTGAGAGCGTCAGGATTATCAGCACCATAAAGCTTGATTTTCGCTCCATTTACTAGCTCCACCCATAGTTCAGATTGATTGGCTTTAGCCATAACTGGCTTAGAGTACCGTTGTAAGTAATCCCAAGCAATGTTCTTAGCTTGAGAGTAGTAAGGGGCTACATAAGCGTATTGGCCATGCTCTTTATCTTCGGTCAAAGCACGATAGATTAGATCATTAATGCACGATACGGTTTTACCGCATCTACGGTGTGCAACTACTACAGCCCAGCGCTCTTGTCTGTTATGAAAGTCCTCAAATACAGTTCTGGGCGAGTAGTCTAGCTCTATGTCTAAGACTTCTTCCATGAAACCTGTATCTTCACTGGAGCTTTATCGTCACCAACAAGTTCTTGGCGGGCTAGCTTGGGTACATGGTATTCAACAACGGATTGAAGCATCGCAAATGCTTTTTCTGGATTAGGGGGTACAAGCCACTTGCCTGTTTCTTCGTCTTGAATGCCCTCTGCCACGCTTTCAAGCCACCCTTGCATCTTGTCTGTATTGCCATCAACAAAGCGCGCTATGGCTTCTCTAGCTAGGCTAGTGGACTTATTTGGGCTACCCGCTGGTCTACCAGCACCCTTAATATTTCCTGATTGTTTATTTGCAGACATAACTTGTTACCTAAGTATTTAGATAAGTTAAGTATATTACTTTTTTGCTTTCTTTTCTATCTCTTTAGCTAGTACCTCTTTGCGTGAGGGTTCTTTGTTACGCTCAGATACGGTTTTGTTAAGAGAGTCGGCCAGTTGTTGCCCCCAGCCTTTAGGCATAAACTTATTTGTTTCCACCTAGAGTTCCTTTATAGACATCTTCATCAATAATACCAGCTTTGTATTGTTCTTCAAGGGTATCGCGCAATCTTTGTTTGATCACCTTTTCATCCAACTGCGGGATTTTGTTAATGTCTGTGGCGTGGGCCACTAGATTGGGGGGCTTGTAAGTTACTGCCGTTCTTTGCGTTATATGCTTTTCTACCAGCTTCTGTCATGCCAGCGCCTTCTTCTGCTGACAAGTAATGACGCCCTTTGCCTTTAGTTGTCTTGGCTATGGGTTTGTCGTGCTTTTCTACTGCTGCACGAATCTGGTCTTTACGACTCATCTCTCTCACCTAAAAAGCGACCATAAGCTTCTTCTAACTTAGCTTTACGGCTGCCTTTTGCGTTGTCGCGCTCTACATTTAAAGCGATGGCAATAGCTTGCTTCTTTGGCTTGCCAGCCTTCATCTCGGCTTTGATGTTCTTGCCGACTGATTCTTTTGATCCTGATTTATCTAAAGGCATGGCTTACCTCAAAAATTTAAGTTTATAAACGGTTGAATTGATTAAATTAACGATGTTGTCAATTTCGTTCTGTAGTTCTGAGTCTTGCGGTAGTGATCCGCGAGCTTCGCCAACAAACTTTTGCAATGATTCCATGTATGCAAGAGCGCTTTTGTTGCCAGAGTTATGGTAATTGGTTGGATATGACTCAATCAGGCCGTATTTGCCTTGATAAGACTCTACTAGCGCATCTACGATACCTTCAATGTTTTCGTAGTATTTGGCCAGAGCTTTATGTTCTGAATAAGATTTAGAGGATAAATGCAGTTGATGGGCGATTGTCGCGCTATGCAATAGCGTTTGAACAAACATGGCGCAGTCTTTATGTTGCATAGCATCTCCAAAAAAAGATGGGTACTCTCTACGGATTTCCCCAAATATCACTCTCGTAGATCCATTATCGCCTATTTCTTTTCTCAAAACAACAGCCACATAGCCATTTTTGATTCATTCCTTCGTTATAGGGTACATACCTACCAAACTCTTTTGGTTTTCGTAATTTACAGTTGCTGCATTCTTGCAAGGTTCTGTCACCGTTGGTCTTGTCGTGGTTCATTTATTTCATCAATCATTACTAGGCATCCCCCGCCTTTGCGGATTTCGCCCCTTTGTACAATTAAAACATCAATTTGTTCATCATTATCAAACACGCCAGCATCCGCTAAGGCATCCCAAAGGGCCTTGATGCGGTTATCTATGTCTTGCTTGCGTCTATCCTTGGGATATAGTGTAACTTGCATTTCTAGGCGTTTCTCGCCCATTTTAGGTACGCAATGCTCAATCACATAGTCTTGCACCTGTAATTTAAACTCTTTGCCAGCTTTAGAAACATATCTGCGGTGGCCATGCACCCCCCAATAGTGGTTTACTGAGGGGGGTAAGGGTAGGTTAAGAATCAGCAAGCAATTTCTCCGTCATTTCAAGCAAATCTTCTTGTCCAATTTGATAATGTTTTTCAAACCCTTTTGCTCCAAGACCATGAACACCTGTATTTCCTCGGTGGTGTTCTGGGCATAGTCCGATAACTGGAGCATTAGCTCTTTTACCGCCAAAGCGTCTAATGTGGTGGATTTCGCACTCTGTCCCTCTGTGGCCCAAGTGATAACAAAGGATACATCCGAGTCTTGCGACTCTGGAGTAGTGTTCTTTTTCACTTTTGGTCATTGAGCATTTGTCTGGCAATATCTTCTAGATCATGAGTCAAATCAACCAATGCAATACTTATATCGTAAGCGGCAAGCCAGTCTTTTTTGAGAGTGGCTTCTTCGTAGGCTTTAGTTGTTCGTTTGATCTCTAGCAAGGTTTCAGCAAAATCAATGTATTTTGGGTTTTTAACGGCAAAGTTGATTGCCTTGTTTAGTGTTTCGTTCAAGATTGATTCCTTATCATTTTGTCAAATTGTCTGTCGTTAGCTTGCTGGGTTCGCCATGTTTCCCAG